GGGGAGCCCTTTATTATTAACTTCCTTCCCATATTTCCCCATTCACCGCTATTAAATTGTAACAAAAATTAAATGAAATCCGCACTAGAATTTGTGCAATAAGACGAAAAATAAATTTAAGAAAATAAAATATGACGTAGGTAAATTACCTTTGTCTATAATATACTACAAGCTCGAAAGTTTGTCAAGTGTTTTTTGTAAAAATTTTTATTATTTTATTGCTATAAATATATTAAAAACACTTGACAAGGTAGTAAAAATGAGCTATAATAAAGTCAGAAATAAGGAAATATAAAGGAGGATAATTAAATGAAAGATTGGTACGGAACTGAGGAAAGCTTTGAAACAGTGAAAGAAGTAGCGATTCAGAACATGCTTGATGTGAGCGTGATAGGCTGGGACATCGTAGTGCCAAATTCATGTTTTTACTCATGTGAAACCTATGAAGAGCTACAAGAAAAAGTATCATCACTGGAAGGATGTGTCAACGTAAAGTGGTATGATTGATAAAAACCACTTGACAAATTAACTAAAAAGATCTATAATAAAGATGTAAACAATAAATATAATAAGGAGTGAAAAAAGTGACATATTCCAAATATGTAAATGAGAACTATCAACTATGTTCTCCAAATTCGGAATTTCGCAACCATGTAGTAGATACAGTAACCATCCACTGTTACGTTGGCCAAGCTTCAGCGGATTCCATGGCTAACTGGCTCTGTAGTCCAGAAGCAGAAGCGTCAGCTAATTACGCGATAGCCTATGACGGTACAATTGTTGGCATTTTACCAGAGGAACGGCGTTCATGGTGTAGCTCTAGCCCGGAAAACGATCACAGAGCAATCACGATTGAATGTGCGTCAGATGACTTTGAACCGTATAGAGTTAGGCCAGCGGTATACAATGCTTTGATTAAACTACTGGTAGATATCTGTGAACGTTATCCAACAATTGGAAAACTTCGATGGCGAGCAGACCCTACGATAACTTATAGAGCTGTCCAGAACATGACAGCGCACAGATGGTTTGCTCCAAAGGCGTGCCCCGGTGACTATTTATACAGCCGTTTTGGGAACATTGCTAGTGAGGTTAATAAAATCATTGATTCTAAGAGAAAACGTCCTTATAAAGATGGTAATAGGCTTAAAACGCTAAAGAGAATGATTATATATAAGGACTATAGAAGTCGTAAGCCGATTTCTATTGAAGATGTGCCGTTGTCTACACGATCTAAGTATCATATAACAAAGGACGGCTACGTACAAATTAAAGCCGGTATCAAAGTAAAAGTAAGGGAACAGGTAGTAGTAAGGCCAGGTTGTACGTATGTTAAAATCGCAAGAGGGTGGATATTGGCCGAATATAATGGTGTAAAATATTTGGGTTAAAAACCTATAAGGAGGTGATAAAATGAAGGTGAAGAGATTAGGAACGGAACTCGATGTTTTTTACAAGGACGGAACTAAGGCATTGCACTGGTTTCCAGAGGAAATTACACGTCCGAAGTATCTTGACTGGCTGTCAAAGCATGACCCTCAGGAGTACGAAAAAATAAAGAAAGCTAGAGTGTCAGCTTACCGCTATTTTGAGTATGATATTCCACCGGAAGTGATGAGGGCACATAAAGTAGCTGATCTTGGCTATAGTAACTGCGGAACCTATAGAAGAAAAAAGGAGAATGAAAAATGAAAAAAATCAATGTGAGATCGAAAGTAAAATATGCTGGAATCGAAGATGGAAAGGTTACATTAACATTGTCTTTAACGCCAGAACAGGAATCTGCTCTAGATCGTGTATACGAAGAAGTAGACATAGAGGGATGCGCATCAACCCCAACGAAAGTTGATAGAGACGGTAAGCTGTATTTCAAGGCAGCGACCCGTTATGCAGTTAAAGTATATGAAAATGGAAAAGAATCTGATTCTATCTCAGTTGGAGATATTGGAGAAGGTTCCGAGGTGGTGGCAAACGTGTCAATTGGTATTAGCAAATATAGAGGAAGAGCTTTCCTTGTTGCCTATTTAAGTGCAATTAATATCATTGATATGGTTTGGAAAAAACCATTCAATCCGTTTGAAAATTCAGACGAAATTTAAAAAAAAGAAATAAAAAACACCCTTGACAGGGGTGTTTTTTTATTGTATAATTATATCATAAAGGAGGGTTTTTATTATGAGCGAATTAAAAAGAAGTTACCAGAAAGAGTATAAAAGAGTGAAAAGCCTTGTCAGGTCTTTTGAAAAACGCGGATATGTCGTTCCAGAATCCATAAAGTCAATTAAACCGATGTCAGAGACGAGGGTTTCAACCCGGTCGCTGACACGGTTAAAAAATATCACGCCGGAGTCCTTATATCGCAGATCACGCTACATTACACCAGAAGGAAAAGAAACGTCCGGTGTGCGTGGTAGAGACCTGGAAAGAGAAGCGTCAGCACGGAAATCCGCTGAAACAAGAAAGAAATCAAAGAACAAAGATTTATGGGTAGAAATAGTATGGAAAAACGTTGTCCAGCCGATGATCGACCGGTTGAAATCCGGTGTCCCGGAAACGTATTATAGCAAACGTGGATTAGTTCCAAAGGCTGATGAAGTCATTCAGTTGCAGAAAAAAGCGGCTGGTGAACTTTTATCATGGTTGCAAAATACGGATAATCGTATAAAAATAGCAACAGCCGTTTTCTATGCGTATAAAAAAGGTTCTGATTTAGCAGATTCCCTGAATACATTTTTGGAAAGTGGGTATTTGAGTGATGTGCGTGGGTCACTGGAATTTTTAGCACAAAATATTGGATACACTGGCGACATTTCTATTATCTCATTTTCGGACGGTGTAAATTATGAAGAAGAGATGTTTGGATGAATCAGACATATTTGCCTGTGACTTCGAGACTACGGTGTTCGCAGGTCAGGAAAGAACGGATGTTTGGGCAGCAGCTTGCGTTGCGTTGCATTCTGAGGATGTGCGAATATTCGGAAATATTACGGATTTCTTTCAGTTTTTTGTGAATATGCGTAAAACAGTGCGTTTGTATTTTCATAATCTTAAATTCGACGGAAATTTTATCTTAGATGCCCTCATGTATAAATGGGGGTATCGACCAGCATATCTGCGATTGCCAAATGGAGAAATCAAGGAAATACCAGATAGAGATATGGTACCGAAAACGTATAAATATAGTATCTCAACAATGGGACAATGGTACAAAATAATCATCCGCACAAACAAATATAAAACCATCGAGATATACGATTCCTTAAAACTTTTGCCATTTTCTCTCAAAGTTCTCGGAAAAAATTTTGGAACAAAGCATCAAAAGTTGGAAATGGAATACAATGGTTTTCGGTTTCCAGATTGTCCACGAACTCCTGAAGAAGATCAATACATCAGCAATGACGTACTTGTGCTAAAAGAAGCTCTTGAAATTATGTTTTCGCAGGGTCATAACTCACTTACGATTGGGTCAGAGTGCTTAAAAACATACAAGGGAATGACAGATGACGGGCTTGGAAAATGGGAATCCTATTTTCCAAACATCTATGATATCCCCGGGGTAGAGGACTTATCCGCAGGCGAATGGATTCGGAAATCCTATAAAGGTGGATGGTGTTATTTACGGAAAGGCTGTAGCGGAGTTACCGTATATAACGGTACTACTGCTGATGTGAACAGCCTGTATCCGTCCATGATGCACAGCATGAGTGGGAATTACTATCCAGTTGGAATCCCTCATTTTTGGAACGGTGACTATATCCCAGAGGATGCTCTGATCGAAAACCGATATTATTTTTTGCACGTGAGAACCGGATTTGAGCTCAAGAAGGGGAAGTTGCCATGTATCCAAATAAAAAACAGTGCTATGTATAAGTCCACGGAATGGCTTGAAAGCTCGTTAATTGACGGCAAATACCGGGAATTACTCGGGCCTGATTGTATCATTACTAGCACCGTTGACCTATATGTAACGATGACAGATTGGCAGTTGATAAAAGAACATTACGAACTGTGGGATACAGAAATCATGAATGGCTGCTGGTTTCGTTCACAGCTTGGCATTTTTGATGAGTATATTGATAAATTTGCAAAAATTAAAAAAGAAGCAAAAGACAAATGCACAAGAACGATTGCAAAATTATTTTTAAACAATTTGTACGGGAAAATGGCGATGTCTACGGACTCCTCCTTTAAGTTTGCTGAACCTATGAATGACAGTTTTGTTTTCCACGACATTCACGCAAATGACAAACGTCCTGGTTACATTCCATGCGGTTCCGCCATTACCTCATATGCCAGATGCTTTACAATCCGGGCGGCGCAGGAAAATTATCACGGAAACAACCAGCCTGGCTTCCGTTATGCGGATACGGATTCCATCCACTGCGATTTACCGCCGGAAAAAATAAAAGGAATAAGGATACATGACAAGGACTTTTGCTGCTGGAAGCTGGAGTCTTGCTGGGACAGTGCGGTATTTGTACGGCAAAAAACATATATCGAACACGTTACGCACAATGACTTGAAACCAATTGAGCCTTATTATGACATCAAGGCTTGTGGTATGCCAGTCAGATCAAAGGAGTTATTGTTATCCTCTATGCTTGGAACAGCAAAAATGTCCGAATGTAAAACGGTGGAGGAATTACAATTTTTGTTTTCTTCCGGGAAACGTATTATACGGACTTATGATGATTTTACACCAGGGCTTAAAGTACCAGGAAAGCTAAGGCCTGTGAGAATACCAGGAGGGGTTGTATTGCAGGACACTTTTTTTACTATGCGGGATAGTTAAAAACCACTTGACAAGGTAGTAAAAATGAGCTATAATAAAGTCATAAATAAGGAGGATGAAGCTATGAAAGAATTCATAAAACTTCTATTGTGCTTTTTCTTTGGTGCTATTTTTATGACCATCGTAATGTTTGCATGGGTCGGCTTTGAAACAATTTGTATGTAATGGAGGTATATGTGATATGAAAAACCAAATCAGCGAAGATATAAAACGGGCGATCTGTAAACGTAATCATTATGAAGTTGCAAAGAAGCTTCTGGATGACTATTATTATTACCAATGTGGGCACATTGATACCATATCGCGTGATAGGGATTTGGAACGCCTATTTCCGATAAAAGTACGGAGGTATTTTGATCTTTATACCATTTCAGAAAAGGAAAAACTGCTATTCACTGTGTTAAGATACAGACATACATTTCAACATGAACGTTACCATGATTTAAATGAAGTTTTTGACGAACTTGGTGTAAAAATTGACTTAAAGAAATAGGGTGACATTTTCGTCACCCTACTTTTTTAACTCATCTTCCGAAGCGCATATAACTGTTTTACGTTATATCCGGCACTGTCAAATATAATGGTGTCTCCGCTAGTAATACTGATGCGGTTTTCCACTACATAATACCCCCCATATTGCAATCTTGCGTTACTGGATAGGGTAGCAACGGAAGTTAACGTTCTTTTTCCAGTGACGCTCTGCTTAATATAACCGTGCATTACACCGTTTGACACGACGATATAACTTTCCGTGATTTCTGTACCAGGGAATAATTTAGCTGCGTCAACTTCAAAAGACTTCTCGTACCAGCCATCAATATTCAGAACGTTTCCGTCATCTTCTATCGTGCAATTTTCTTTGTAGCAGCTTGCATCTACGATGCGATACAAGGAGTTTTCCGCCTTGATGAACCTGTGCACAGGGTTTGTCTCATCTTCAGAATGGAACCCGCCAACGGTACAGCTCTGGCAATTCGACATTTCAAACGCTCCTGCTTTTGTAGCTGCCGTGTTATAATTATCACCACTCATGCTTACCAAAAAATTGGACGACAGGCACTCATTTGCTACAAAGCAAGCCGCACTCATATGTTCTGCGCCGCATCCAATCACCTGGATTCCCTTGCATTTCGAAAACCGGTAACCGTTAACAGCGCCGGAATAACTGTCGGTTGCGCAGGAAAGGAACGTTGAATAAAATAGGTTGTTGATGTAATACCCAAGATAAGCGCTATTTACCGCCCAGCAATTGTCAAATGTTAAACTGGTTCCATTAATCCTTGTCCCGTCATGGTAAAAGCCATAGGCTCCGCCATGGGTACTTACGTCATAAAATGTAGACTTAAACAAGTTGTCCATATAGATACAACAACTGCCCGTGCTTACATTAGACATATATACGTACACGTGTTCTAAATTAACATATCGCATTGACTTGTTCACATTCGTAGGACCCGGTTCTATGTGAATAACGTGCGCGCCAGTGGTCGGGTTCGTTCCGCAAATTGCCATGTTCTGAATCAAAACGCCAGGTACACTTATTTGTATGGACGGGGATGCGGTACTGATGATGCTGTGCTCCTGAAATTGTTCCGCAGTGTACTTATCCGTTGACATATCAAACACCCAGCCTGTATAATTTCCCTTCAGGCAGATTGGCTTGTCCAGGAAAATGGTTTCAGTCAGATGCATCGTTCTGCGCGGAAATATTACAGTTCCATGCAATGGGCAGTCTTTTACAGCTTCTTTTACCGCGTCCGTATCGGACATTCCTAAGTATGTCACATAATGCTGGACATACGTATAGTCAGGGATTTCGCTTTTTATGAATTTCTCCAGTAGATTCTGGAAATCATCGGATTCCAAATAATCCGTCAGTATCACGTTAAAGTTCTGAACAATCTGATCGTACTGTAGCACCAGCTCATTCACTTTGCCAAGTACTTTGCACAGCACCTCGTAATAGCTCAAGCTGTCATCATATGCAAGCGGTAACACTTTTTGGCAATAAAAACGTAGTTGTTCTCTTGTCACCATGTTTCTCCCTCCTTACCAAAGTCTTAGAAACAAATCTCCAAGCTCCTCAATCACCATCAAATCCACGTTCAGAATTTGTTCCCGGTACTCTTTTATCGCCGCAGCATAACTCTGCCCGCCGCGTTTCCCCCAGACATGGATGTCTCCTGTTCCGGTTCCGGTATTATCCCGGTTTTCGCTTCTGCTCCCGGTTTCAGTTCCCGTTTCTTCCCGCGTTCCCTCTTCTTTTACGGTTCCGGTGTTTGCTCTTGTTCCGGTTTCCGTTGTTGTAGCTGAACTGGATCCCTTGTCTGAGGTCGTTCCACTTGTTTCTGTTTTCCCTTCTGATGACCCGTTTCCGTCCTGCGTACTGGAGTCCGTTGTTTTTTCCGCGCTGGTTAAATACTGTTCCGCATCAAAATCGGTTAAGTCATTTTGCGGGGTGTCACTGCGTATCGTTTTGCTTGTTTTGGAACTTGTGGTTTTATCGGTCGTTTTTCCGGTAGTTGAAACGGTAGTTGAAACGGTAGATGAATCGGTGGTTGAACCGGTAGTCTCACTGGAGTTGGACGTTGCTTCACTTAAGTCATCTGTGCGGGTGTCCTTGCTTTTTCCGGTGGTGGAACTTTCCCTGGTCGTTGACCCCGTTGTGGTTTCTGAGAACGTATCGTTGTTTTCATGATGCTCGAAATAATCAACGTCCTCGAGCGGAGAATACTGGAAATCAAGCGTTTTGTACATCTCGTTGTAAAACGGCATGATCTCCTTCATTTTCCGATTTAAATGGAGCTTCCAAAGACCAACGGTTTCAAACCCAATTTCCCTGGTGTAGTAGTGTGCAAGGATTTTCTGGCAGAGTTCTGACCGTTTTTCTTCTTTGTAAAACGGGATGCTTGGGGAAAAGATTTTGTCCCAGCTCTTTTCCAGAACACTTTCTACGTCTGAGAATCCAACGGATTCGGAAAGTCCTGCAGCCGTTTCGCAGATGAAGCGGACTTCCGTGGTGTATTTACTCATCCAGTTCACCTCCGTCCGAAGTTTCTGTTTGTTCTTCAGATTCCGCATCAAACCGGAATTTGACTGACGCATTCCATCCAAACAATTTGTTTGCCCGCTCCAGCATCTGCTTTCTTGCTTCCAGTCGGCTATAACGTCCGGCAAGCGTTCCGCCAAGGGAACGGTTGACCTCATCGGTGACCATGCGTTCCTTTTTGGTGATGGAAACATTGCTGATGCCAAGATAGGTCATGGCTTCGTTCCAGATATTTGTTTTTAGCTCAAAAATCCGGTCTGCGATGTACGGGGCATCCGTGGAAAGCACGGAAAAGTCATGCATATCAAGGTCTTTGTCACCAAAAATAAAGGGCTGATTTCCGTCATATTCCTTGTACAGATTTAACATGGTCAAGCGTTGGGATTCCGATGCACGCACCAACACGGGTGTCTTTTGCGCATTGGAATTAACGTCAATGATGCGATCAAGATTATAGAGACGCATTGCAAACATTTTCAACAGCGGCTTGATATCACGACGGGTCAAGTTGTTAAATCCGATAACAGATGTATCCAATGACAAGTCTCTTTGGTACCCGTTATACCGGGAGTAAGCGCGGAACTTCACGGGGTTCCCGTAAACATCAAAGTTTCCAGCTTGCGTGCAGGACAGTGATAGATAAGAGTCAACACCCTCATCATAGAAAAGTGCAATCTGTCCGTTCTCATACAATTCCAGTTCCATGTACCGGGGGTCTACCGTATCCGGTAGGCCCTCATAGGAAAAAGAAGTAATCGCAAGTTCAGAAAGGCGCTGGTAGTAGTCCTGCCATGTACACATGTTTAAAAACAGCGACTGGCCGAACAAGGTTTTCTTTTTTGACATCGTACCTCCTATTAAGTTGTTAAAGCTCATTTAGTTAATTAGATGCTGCTCATAAAGATTTCAACCAAATCAGATAGTCTTTCCCGATATGCCTTTTCGTTTGGATGCATTTGATCATCCGAAAAATACATCTGGTTGATATCAGGAAAAGCATTTACTAACCCGCAGTCATGATAAAGGTCAAGATATGGAATGCACCATTTTTTACAGCAATCTATAATTGCATTTACAAACGCATCTTGATTAATTGGGTATAATACTGATTTCATGCAGTTACAATTTTTGGGGGTAATTATGAAACCAACCTTTGCATTTTTCCATTTTAAAATACTATCTCGAAACAATTGTTCCATAGCACCATAAAATGTGTTAGTATCAAATATTGCTGATTTCCATGCATTATTTCCTTCTGCAGTGTTATATAAAGTACCTAATTCAACCTTATTGAATACATCATTCATATGGCCGCTTAAAATTACATAATCAGCATTTTCGTTCATTATCTGTATTCTTGAAAGAATACTATCTGCTGCGTTAGGACCTGTATTTGTAATTCTTGTGCCATTTACACCGTAAGAATACACATAACACCCTCTATGATTCTCAGCAAATACCTGCGACCACCCTAAATTGTAATAATTCCCGCCTGGTGGATTTGTTAAACAAATTATTTTTCTATTCGAATGTGCTTCGTTTACATCCCACCCATAACCGTTGCAAATGCTGTCTCCCGTGAACAAGACTGTTTTACCGTCAAATTTATCATTTACGTTTTTGTTGTGGTATTTATATAATATGTTATTCCCATTTAAATTTCTGGAATTTACAACCATTATGCCATTTTCTTCGATTGTAAATTCATATTGCCCGAGATTTGGCGTAGTATGCTGGGTATCTGGGTATTCTTTAGGCGTATTATCTGTGCTTCCATCACCCCTCCATGTAAGGCAAGCCCTGGCATTGTAATAGTCGACCCCCCTACAGATGTATTTTTCTCCTTTTAGTACTGGTACAATACAGTAAGAAAATCCAGCATCTTCGACATAGGCTTCCGTAAATCTTTTTTCTTGCCTGTAATATCCACCACTTATAAATGTGAGGTTTACTTTTTGATAGACATCTCTAAATTTTTGATTTTCTATTTCTTGCTGCAGTGTTCCTGTTACATTACCAAGATTTATTATTCTACTCACAATATCACTCCTATCCAACTGTATTATCAAGTTCATAATGGCCGACTTGGTCGCCAGACTTCCACCACGTTACTCCAGACAGATATGCATTCCGGATTTCATCTTGGTGCGGTTCTGGGATGCCTAAGTTTCCAGCACTTGTTGGCAAGAGATTCACTTCACTGCATTTCAGATACGTATACACCTTGCGTGCATTTCGAACCGGCTCCATGAAACGATTGACGGCATAGCCAAAGCGGTCAAAATATGCATCAATTCTTTGGGCAAATTGCGCCCGGATTGTTTTAAAATAAAATGCAAACCCCACATTGTCAATCGCTGTATTCAGGCTGTCTGTCTGCGCCGACCCATATACCGGGTCTGGATGGCTGTCTATATCGTACTGCTGTGCCATTTGACCAGCGATGGAAGTTCCTGCTCCGACCGCCGCCCCGATTGCCGCACCGGGTAAACCACCAGCAATACCGCCATGGATACCGCCTGCTACACCGCTTACTATATTTTTCAGAATAGCGGCTTTGTTCTGTGCCAAATACGCTTTGTACGTGTCACCTGCCCAGGCATTGACTGGAAAACTTGTTAATGTAAGCCCGCGGTCATAATCTTTCTCGATTCCTGCATGGTTGACAGGGTAACAGATCATGGCAGGGGATGAAATGAAAGTGCCCTGGACCTCAAACTGCGCGCCTGCTAACCCCCATTCTTCCCAACGATACTTAACCACTTGGCCAGATTTGTTTGTGGCAACTAATTGAGTATAAGGGTACTGGAACAATTTTTTGTTGTGCGGCTTATACCCGTCAAAATTATCTGGCATATTCATGACTGGCAAAAGCAAATCAAGCGTGTCTGGTTCCGCACTGGAACCAAGCACTGTAGGGTATTCATACATGGCAACAATTGCGTTTTCTTTTCCAGCTCCAACATAGGACTCTAGTAGCGCGTTTAACTGCGTTGCATCGGCCGTCACTGGCTGAGTCATAATATTGAGTGGGCTATAGATTTTGTTATAAAATTTACCCGATGGTTTTCCCCCGGTAGACGTTTCTCCAGTCATAATGCAAACAGACATATTGCTATAATCTGTAATGTATCTGTCGATTGTCACATAGTCACCTGTTTCCAGATTTTCTGGGACTAAATTTTCAAACAAACCGTCCGTAAGAGAATGCATCCGCTCTACCCAGCAATAGCCTAAGCGGTAGTTAAAATGGTAAGTCTGTAATGAGTCTATATGGAAATACATCCAGGTACATCCGTCGTTAATGTATTCAACGCGGGTTACAAATGCATAAAACCACTTGCTGGAATAGGACGTATTTTGCCACATCAGATAGTTAATGTGGTAACAGTCGGAAACCGGACGGTTTACACGGATACGTTGTTCCTGACGCTGAAATGTACAATCCAGCATGGAAAACTTGGCTTTCCCTAAAAAATATTCTGTCTGTGCTTCCTGCGTTAAAAAATAGATACTATTTTTATAGGAGGGGTCCAATGGGACCCCTTCCAGGAAGTAGATTTTTGTTTGCTTTGTCATAGTCGCTCCTCTAATAGGTTACAATGACATTTCCATTTATCAACTCAACGGAATCAACCGGAACAATATATTTTGTTTCCTCTTCTACAGCGTTCAGATTTCCGTTTTTATCAACAAAAAACTGCGAAACAACGGTTTTTGAGTTATCGTTGATCGTGACACTTAATTCTCCATAACTACTAAGGACTGGGTTGGAGATATCCAGCCCCCATATCAGTTTTTTATTTCAAAAGTGAGCGTATCACCGACATTCGCTGTCGCTGTTAAGTTTGTGGTAGCGTTGTACTCAACGCCATTTAAGATCAACTGCGGGTTGGTCGTAGTATCGGCATTCGGGAAAATGAATACGCCGTATTTCTGCACGGCAATCATCTTTTTGACGGCGTCCTGCGTCTGCACAAAATTCCACTGACCCGTTAAAGTAGGCGTATCCTCCTTCGGAGACAGGGTTAAGATCGTTCCACCCTCATTGATGATTTTATCGGTTACTTCTACTGTGAGTGCCGCAGGGGTGTTCAGGGAAACGTTATCGGCTTCTACAAATACAACTGCATTTGAGAACGGACTGTAAGATACTGTTTTCCAGACGTTTAAAAAGTAGTTCCAGTACATGCCGGCCGCAACGTACTTTTCCGTAAATCGTAAATTGTTGTCGTAGACCTGGAAGAACTCTTTATCTACCAGTACCGCTTTTACTTTTGCAGTAATTGCAAGTTCTTCTGCCGTTACAGGTTCAAATCCGTCGGAACTTGCAACGATTTCGGAAAATGCATCGTTATCAAACGTTGACCAGTCATCAATAATTTTCAGCCGTCCCATAAAGTCGGCTTTATCCATGTGGAAAGCAGACGCAAGTACTTCTACATCGTACTTGGCGCTGTACATGGCGTCCATAAAAATATACTGGTCTTCCTTTGGCGTGTTTGTGTGTACCCCGGACGCATTGTATTTTGGTGAAAGAATCGTAATCATGTTTGATACGCCACGGAATTTTTCTGCGTTGTCATTCATATCGGTTGGAGATACCGCCTGCGGGAACATTTTCCCGTGCGCAATCGATTTAATGAGGAGGTATTTAAACAACAGATACTCCACATACTCGTTGGAACGGTACACGGAATCAACCAGCTTTGCGATAAAATTGCTGACACCTTCTGCGGACAGAAAAGCCTGTCTTAAATCCTCATCCTGTACGGTTAACGGGAACTGATAACGCATATTCATCACGTGGAACGCACTGCGTACATCTGAAATAGTACGCTTAAATTCCCGAGATTCTGCTTTCTCAGCGGAAAATTCCCTGGCCTTGCAAATGTTTACAAAAACTTCTTCCACCGTTTCGCCGTACCCCAAATACCCCTTTTTAAGGTCAGCATATGGGTTGTTAAAAGTGGACGACTTGATTAACACCAATGCAATGCGATTAATCAGAGCATTTAAGAACTGATTCTGCAATACTGGATTTCCGTAAAGAACTTCCCCAACTTTGGGAATCTCAGTTGTTTTTGTAACCTCGGGAACCATGCTCTGATATTCATACGTAGCATTTTGCCGGATAACATTCAAAATATCAATCGTACTGGCATTAAGCCCGTTCACACCTACCCTTGTTGGCATCTTTAATCAACCTCCTTAAATAATGACTCAAATGTCTTTTTTTCTACATCGTCATCTTTATCATCTTCCTTGATCGTGGTTTCATCCACAACGGAGAAAAAACGGTCATGGTATCTTTTTCTCCATTCCGCGTCATTTTCTTCGTATTTTCTCTTATAATCACCTGCCTGCAAGACCTGAGAAGATAAATCCTCAAACGTATCAGACAAATCCTCTAAAAGAGAGATTGACTCATCTGATTCAGCATTTTCTACGCCTGTCATATCGCGTATCCGCTCTAATAGAGATTCTTTACTGACTACTGACATAATTCACTCACCTCACTTATTGTAATATCGAATCATCATCCAGATTGGCAACCCTTTTCGTTTCTTTGGTTCGGGGCCTGGCCCAGGCCCAGGTGGAACATACCCGTTCAAAAACCAATATGCACACATCACGTTTGCATACTGCTCATTGCTTAAATACCCTAAATAGAAATTACCAGAAGTCCAATTCCAGTTCGATGACGGCTCTGTTTTATGTGCATCAATGTAGCTATAAAATGCTCTGGCCGCTTCCTGCCGCTCTGCAAGTGCATTTCCTGGTACACCCTCCCAGCAAGCAAGAAATTCCGCTGTTAATGCGTCAATATCAGTTGACGTGGAAGAAAGAAAATCAGAAAGCGTTGCGTATCCAAGGATTGAATTGGAAGCTGTCCAGTAGTTCTCATGGATTAAAAACGCCAGCTGACCGTTTCCATCGCCATCAGCATAACCGTTGGAAGTAACCCATACATGCAAATTGTAGCATCTACCGTACGGTGTTCCAACGTTAGTCCACTGTCCTAATCCGTACCCTCCAATACCATCATAATTATATACATGGTCCCATGTGGTTGGAGTAAGACTTTCCCATATTCCAGGGTTCACACCAGACTCACGCTTAAAGCACCCACACATAGCAGCAATCACGTATGCCGATACAGTTGTGCCAACTCCACCGGGGTAACGGAACAATCGCGTGTAATAACCAGGAGTTGTCTGGAAAGTATTAATGGACACCTGTTCTGCCAACGGCACGGAATCACTATGCGCACCCATCGTATAACCAGTCATAAGTGTTCCGGCATCGGAACGATATACCATTTCTGTATGCTGGACAGTGGCTGACTCTACCCAGACAATATCTCCAGGCATCCATTGCCCGTAGATATCCTGCTCCACAAAGCCAAGAGACGAAAGAACAGGAAGCATCGTTGACGTGGTAAAAGCAGTGGCAGAACCGGCAGATGCTAAATCAAATCCTCCGGCCTGCAATGCATACCAAATAAAAGAAGAACAGTCATAACAAGTAGCACCAGTTGATGGGTCAACTTGTTGATTTCGGTAGGTCTCAGAATAACCCACATTTTCGGCGTTACATTGTGTAACCGCCCACGAATAACTCTGTGTCAAGTTTGGCATACTGACAACCTACCTTCCTGATTCCTATCTGTTATTCTGTCTCTTTTTCGGAAATCATCACGCACAACTTCTGTACCGCTAAAGTATTGTTTTCCAATGCCTGCTTTAGCTCATTCATTTCAGCACGATGACTCTCTGTCAACTCCTTTATCTGCGCGGTGTGCTGGATATTCATTTTGTAAAATGCCCATCCAAGCGCACCGCAACACACAATTGGAAACCCAACTGTACTTACTGCCTGCATAACAAGATTGACGTCCATGTTTCAGTTTGTCGCAGAAAGCCGCCTGGGAGGGGCGATAAAAAAGATTTTATAGTGTGAATACATTTCTTTTTCTGCGACACACCCTCCTTTCCCCCGTTATATAGATAGTATATCATTGGACTTGTAAAATGTCAAGAAATATAGTATACTATAAACAAAAAAGGTGATTATTATGAATGCAAAATATTATGATGGAACAAATCTGCTAAACATGAAAGATATAGATAACAAAGCTCCAGAAATATATATTGTAACGACAAATAGAACCGGTGGTAAAACAACGTATTTCAACCGTTTATGCATTAACCGGTTTCTAAAACAGGGTAAAAAATTTTGCTTGCTTTATCGCTATCAGTATGAGCTGGAACAAGTGGCCGAAAAATTTTTTAAGGACATTAAAGCACTCTTCTTCAACGACTATATGATGGAAGAAAAAACGCTTGGAAAATCAGGGTTTAAAGAACTGTTTATTGGAAAAGACTGGAAACATATGGCTAGTTGTGGCTATGCAATATCGCTCAATGCGTCTGACAATGTAAAAAAATATTCTCATTTTTTCAATGACACAGAACTAATTCTATTCGACGAATTTCAAACAGAATCAAACAGGTATATCAGTGATGAGGTTGGAAAACTCCTTTCCATACACACTTCACTGGCAAGAGGAAATGGAAAACAAGTGCGGTATCTACCTGTATTCATGCTGGCTAATCAAGTTACGTTGCTAAATCCGTATTACTCCGCACTTGGCATCGCAGAACGACTCAATTCAAAAACACATTTTCTACGTGGAAACGGGTGGGTTCTCGAAACAGATTTCATAGAATCGGCTGCGAATGCACAAAAAGAAAGTGCTTTTAACAGGGCATTTTCAAGTCACAGGTATACTTCTTTCGCAACTGAAAACAATTACTTATTAGATAACTATGCGTTCATAGAAAGACCGCATGGAAGATCAAGGTATATCTGTACGTTCAAGGTAGAGGGTGCTTCCTTTTCCATAAGAGAGTTTCCAGATTCCGGAATACTATATTGCGATGACAAATTTGACCCGGATTTCCCCACTAGAATAGCAGTCACTCTTGATGACCATTCAATTAATTATGTCATGTTATCTTCAAACAATGTACTAATTTCGTTCCTGAGAGATTGCTTTCAAAAAGGAAAATTCCGCTTCAAAAACGCAAATGCAAAAAACGCTTGCATTTCTTTCCTTAGTTTTCATTAGTTGACATATCAGTTGTTCAGTGGTATACTATATATGTAACTTCATTCTTGTTTGGCTTCCTTATTGATGGGCGGGGCACCCGGGTGGAATATCCTGCCGCTCATCTTTCCTGGAGTGGTTCCCGGTTTGGTCGCCCGGAATGGTTAAGTTATAAAAAAGGACTATGTGTATGCATAGTCCTTTAAAAAACACTTGACAAAATTTTGAATGTGTAGTATATTATAGACAAAGGTAATTTACCTACGTCATATT